TTTCGGCACAGGCAGATACGAATACACCGCCAGCCGAAACGGCTACAGCACTTGGTCGGCTTGGGATGCACAGGGCAGAGAATGGAAATTCCAGAAAGACGTCAGCATTGCAGGATGCGATGCCGAAAAGTGCGAACTGGTCACGCCGATTTTGAAATACGAGGACATTGAAACCTTGCAGGAACTGGTCAGAAAACTTCGCAAAGCCGGAGCAATCAGCCATGCAGGCATCGGAGCCGGAGTACACATTCACATTGGAGCAAACGGACACACACCGCAAACCCTGCGAAACCTCGCCAACCTGATGGCGAGCCACGAACGGCTGATTGCAGATGCCCTGAAAATCGACCAAGGCAGAATGAACCGATATTGCAGAACGGTCAATCCCCAATTCATCGAACAGCTGAACCAGAAAAAGCCCACCAACATGGCACAGTTTGCAGACATCTGGTATACGGCAAACGGTGCAAATTACGGCAGAAATCAGCACTACAATGACAGCCGATACCACATGCTGAACTATCACGCAACTTTTACAAAAGGCACAATTGAATTCCGGTTATTTCAATTCGACAAGCCTGCCAACGGCAGGAAAAACGGACTTCATGCCGGACAGCTGAAAAGCTACATACAACTTTGCCTTGCCCTTTCCGAAATGGCAAAGGGACTGCGAACCGCCAGCCCGAAACCACAGCAAACGGAAAACCCGAAATTCGCCATGCGGACATGGCTGATTCGGCTGGGGCTGGTCGGCGAGGAGTTCGCTACCGCCAGAGCGTTCCTTACCAGAAACTTGGACGGCGATGCCGCCTTCCGGTTCGGCCGATAAAGAGACAGCCTTTTGCTACCAGCTACACCAGACCGCTTCGGCGGTCTTATGGTGGTGAAAGGGTATCCCTTTCAGAAAGGATTTGATTGCATGAAAAAGTTTTACCTTGCCTACGGCAGCAATTTGAACGTGAAACAGATGCAGTTCCGCTGCTCGGATGCCAGAATTGTAGGAACTGCGGAGATCCCAAATTACCAGCTGCTGTTCAAGGGCAGCAAGACCGGTTCCTATCTGACCATCGAACCCAAGCAGGGCTGTACCGTTCCGGCGGCAGTCTGGTCGGTATCGGAACGAGATGAACTTGCTCTTGACCGCTATGAGGGGTATCCCCATTTCTACTACAAAACGGAACTGGAACTTCCCCTTGCAGAAACCAGGAAAAAGCTGACCGCCTTTGTGTACATTATGCACGAGGAACGGAAACTGGGCATTCCCACTTTTGCCTACATCCGCACCTGTGTGGACGGATACCACCAGTTCGGCTTTGACCTGAAACACCTGCGGAAAGCCATGGACATCAGCGAACGGGAGGTGTACCACCATGAAAACGGATAAGCCAGTTTCGACGGTCTGCCCACTTTGCGGAAAACCCTACTCCGGTGTTCCGGCACTTTCCAGAACGGACAACCAAACGCCCATTTGCCCGGACTGCGGCATTCGGCAGGCACTGGAAAGCATCGGCATTTCCACGGAGGAACGGGAGAAAATCCTGTCTGTAATGCACCGAAAGTTCCCCATGTAACCGCCCTGTTTGCCCTGTGTGGGCTTTCAGAGCACTTGCCGAAAAAACTGCCCAAAGTCAAAATCAGCCCCACACAGGCGAACTGTGCGGGGCTTGGTTGGTGGCTGCGATTTTCCGAGATGCCTTTTCCATTATACTGTATTTTACCATAGAAAAGCAAGTTTATCCAGTGTCAGATCCACCAAATATACAGCGGAAATATCGCCTTATGTTCTGTACATTTAGCCGCTTGCTATACGCCGAAAGGTATGGTAATATACAGTTACCGAAAGGGAAAACAACCAAAAAAACGGAGGAAAAACACAATGGTAGCATACGGAATCGCAAAGTCAAGAGCAATGGCAAACAGAACGGACTGGAACGAAAGAACCGAAATCACAAAGGCGGTCATCACCTGGTTCGATGCGGACTACGAATACGAACTGGAGATTGAAAACGAGGACAGGATGGACAACGAGGAGTTCACCGCATGGGTTGAGGAAAACGCAGAAAGCCTTGCAAAGGCAGATGCCGAAAGCCTCCACACGGTTTGCGAGGAAATCGACAGCATCGACTTTACGGAAAAGGAAATCGATGACGATGCCCTTTTCGATGAGGAGTACGAAAACGCCTGCGAATTCGAATGGGAGTGCCAGACCGGACGGTAATCCAAAACCCACAACCCAAGACCAAAGCCCCGAAAGGGGCTGCGGCTCGTACAGCCACTGTGTTGCCCTGTCCGGCGTAGTTTCGTTTCCTCCGAGTGGTTTTTCCTTTTCCGCAAATGCCTCACACAGGGCGACACAGTGGCTTTTGTTTCGTTGGTGTATGATACACAAGAAAGTGCCGAAATTCCATCGTTTTTTCTGTACGTTTAGCGGCTTGCTATCCCTCCGGAAGTATGGTAATATACAGTTACCGCAAGGGAAAAAACAAAAAACGGATGCCCTGAGCCGAGGCAGGATGCTGCCCGAGGCGAACGGGTATGCCGACACAGGATTTTAGGAGGCTGGAACACACAATGGCAAAAACATGGAAAGTAAAAGCGTTGACGGTAACAGGAACAGCAACCGAAAGGGTGGAAAATGGGATTCACATTTACGACCCCGGCAAGCAGGAATGGCTGGTGATCAAAGAGTTTGACGACTTTGAAAAAGCCGAAAACTGGATGACGGATTACATCAGGAAAAACCACTTCTACTACGGCGATTTCAAAATCACACGGTAAGCTTTTCTGCACGCTCCAAGCAGCCCCCAACCTAGGGGGCTGCGACTCGTACAGCCGCTGTGTTGCCCCTGTCTGGCGTAGTTTTGTTTCCTCCGAGTGGTTTTCCCTTTCTCACAAACGTCCCACACAGGGCAACGTGGGACTTGTTTTTTGGGTTGGTATCATACACAATTTTCTGCTTTCATCTTTGTGCAGAATATGCCGGAAATTTCGTTGACTTCTCTCGGCAGTTATGGTAATATACATCATGCCAAGAGGCAAAAACAACGAAAACAGGAGGAAAAAACAATGTGGACAGAAGGAACAATTCAGGTAGGAACAAGCACTTTTCACTACTGGGTGAAACACTATGAGGAGCCTTCCATTTTTGGATATGAGGAAGGCAGAGCCTCGAAAATCTCCCTGCGGCGAAATGGCAAAACGGTATTCAATTTCGACCGGGGCATGGATATTTCGCCGGAGGATGAGGAAACCAAAACTGCACTGGCGATTTTGCTGAAACAGTACAACTGATTCTTCTAAAACCAAATCCCACAAGCCGGAGCCGAAAGGCTCTGGCGGTCGTACACCTGATTTGGGTTCGTGTATGATACACAAGAAAGTGCCGAAATTCCATCGCTTTTTCTGTATATTTAGCCGCTTGCTATCCTTGAATTTGTATGGTAATATGGTTACAATGGGAATGGAATCTCGATTACAAAACTGCCCCTTGAGGGCGTTAAAATAAACGATGCAGACTTGCTTTTGGCAGGTCTTTTTTGTTTGGAGGTGATGGCGTGGCAAAATTCAAACCGACCCGTTTTATGGCGGAGGATTCCAAGTATAACAAAAAGGCGGCAGACTATGCCGTCTCTTTTATTGAATGCCTCAGCCACACCAAAGGCACATGGGCAGGAAAGAAATTCGAACTGCTGGACTGGCAGGAACAGATTATCCGTGACCTGTTCGGGATTCTGAAACCGAACGGCTATCGCCAGTTCAACACAGCATACATCGAGATTCCCAAGAAGAACGGCAAATCAGAACTTGCCGCTGCGGTTGCCCTGCTGCTCACCTGCGGTGACGGTGAAGAACGTGCGGAAGTTTACGGATGTGCTGCTGACCGTCAACAGGCTGCCATTGTATTTGATGTAGCTGCTGATATGGTGCGGATGTGCCCTGCCCTTTCCAAACGAGTGAAGATCCTGACCTCACAAAAGCGTATTGTATACACACCAACAAACAGCTTTTATCAGGTACTTTCCGCCGAAGCTTATTCCAAACATGGCTTCAACATCCATGGGGTCGTGTTCGATGAACTTCACACGCAGCCGAACAGAAAGCTGTTCGATGTTATGACCAAAGGCTCCGGTGATGCGAGAATGCAGCCTTTGTATTTTCTCATCACCACAGCCGGAACGGACACAAATTCAATCTGCTATGAAGTTCACCAAAAGGCGAAAGACATTCTTGAAGGCAGGAAGCATGATCCGACTTTCTACCCTGTAATTTATGGTGCAGATGAATCCGAGGACTGGACTGACCCAAAGGTTTGGAAAAAGGCAAATCCAAGTCTGGATAAGACCATCGGAATGGATAAGGTGGTGGCTGCGTGTAATTCTGCAAAGGAAACTCCCGGAGAGGAAAATGCTTTCCGACAGCTCCGTTTGAATCAATGGGTAAAACAGGCAGTGCGTTGGATGCCGATGGAGAAGTGGGACAAATGCAAGGTGGCTTTTGATGAAGAGATGCTTGCAGGTCGTATCTGCTACGGTGGGCTTGACCTTTCCAGTACAACAGATATTACAGCTTTTGTACTTGTCTTTCCACCTACTGAAGATGATGAACATTATTATGTTCTGCCTTACTTCTGGCTGCCGGAAGAAACGCTGCCCCTCAGAGTAAGACGTGACCATGTTCCATATGATATTTGGGAACGGCAAGGCTATCTGAAAACCACTGAGGGAAATGTGGTTCACTATGGCTTTATCGAAAACTTCATCGATGAACTGGGACAGAAGTTTCACATCAAAGAAATTGCATTTGACCGCTGGGGTGCAGTGCAGATGTCGCAAAATCTGGAGGGGCTTGGTTTCACGATGGTACAATTCGGGCAGGGTTACAAAGATATGTCACCGCCGACTAAGGAATTGATGAAGCTGACCCTGGAACAGACGCTCGTACACAACGGGCATCCTGTTTTGAGGTGGATGATGGATAATATTTTTA